CTCGTAGCAGTGTGACCAGTGGGCTGGCAGTGGGCAGTGGGTCGCCTAGGCCAAAAGACCCTACCCCTAAAGCACCAACTGTTCTGACGGCCAGACGCCGAGGGGCCACCCCCTGAGGCGGCTACCCGTGTCGGCTGGGCCACCATACACGCTGTTTCACTCAAACGATTAGCTGGATTTGATAGCCCCCCCATTACCTGTTTCTGTAATGGCCTTGAATGTGTACCCCCACCCATATAACTGAAACAAGGGGAGGTAGGTTTACAGTGGGCTATGGGTGTGCTATATAATTCTACAGGAAAGGAGCCTGTTATTAACAGTTGCTATTAACTGTTAAATTAACTGTTAAGGTTTTTATAGTTAATAACAGTTAACAGCTAATAACTGCTAACAGTTGATAACAGGCTACCTAAATATCATAATTCTGAGCATCCGGCAAGGGGTCATATGAGAAAAGAATTTGATTACTACCCCACCCCCACTTCGATAGTCGAACAGCTAGGCGGACGGCTGGACTGGGGGCCGTGTAGTTTCTGGGAGCCGTGCAATGGCGGGGGGCACCTGAGTAATTCGTTGGAGGAGCGCGGCTATAGCGCGATACGCACGGACGTCCAGCATGGCAAAGACTTCTTTGACTTTGACGGCGCTCTCCATGAGAACCTGATTACCAACCCACCCTTCAAGTATATCCGTGAGTTTATCGATCATGCGTTTCTGATAGGGGTAAAGCGCATGGCGCTGGTGTGCCCGGAAAGATTGTGGGCGTGTGGCAAAGGTAGGGAGCAGTTCGTCAGGCACAGACCCAGTTCGTTTGCCATGATGGACTGGCGCGAAGACTATCTTGGTAAGGGGGGTAAACCGGATCGGGCGCTGGCGGTTTCGGTTTGGCATTCCCCCTGTGCAAGAACCTGTAATTTTGATATATGGACAAGGGTATGATCATGACTGGTCAGGGAGACGAGCTTCTGGTCGCGGTTACGAAGGAGTTACTGGAACGTATTCAGGTTCTGGAAGATGCGTTACAGGAGATACTGGATATAGCAAATATTTCCGATGGAGGGGCGGCTGCGTTCTACGGAATGTTGGCAAATCGCGCCCTCAAGGGAGGGAAGATTGAAGGGGAAATTTAACGCCAAGATAGCGGCAGAGTTTACGCCGCCAAAAACGTGGGTGTTGCAGAAGCCCTTGTCTTTCAGTTCGCGGCTTATTGCCAAGGACGAGGTCAACCTCCTGCGCCAGATCGGGGTAAATGTTTCCTCGCACAAGAGCCTTTTTACGGGAAAGGTGACGTGCGTTGAGGGTATGCAGACTGATCTGGCTTCGGTGCCTCGTGTTGTGTGGGCCGTGATATCTCCGTGGGATGTGGCGAGAGCGGCTGTCATCCACGATCATCTTTATGCTTCCCTTAGAAAATACTTCCATTCGCTTAACTCTAAAAAGTCTACGTGGCGGAAGGCGCGGAAGCTTTCGGATAATGTCTTTCTGTGGGGTATGCAGAGTGCAGAGCCGCCTGTCCCTGCTTACAAGATGTGGTCAGCCTACTGGTCGGTGCGTTTGTTTGGACGATGGCCAGCTTCTGCCAAGCCCGAGAAGGGGGAACAGCAGTGAACTGCTGGCACTGTGATACGGAATTGATCTGGGGCGGTGATCATGATATCAGCGAAGAAGATGAAAACTGCGCGATGATTACTAATTTACACTGCCCTGATTGCCAAAGCACTGTAGATGTTTACCTCCCCAAAGAAGGTGGCGGGTTTCTACAGGGATGGCGGAAGTAGTCATGAACCTAGCCGCTGTCGATATTGACAAGATCAGTCATGATGACAGGGTGGAGCTTCTTGCGCTCGTGGACAAGATCAAGAAGGCAGAGACGCGGGAAAACTGTCAGAGCGAATATATCCCCTTCGTCAAGTCTGTGTGGCCAGCGTTTATCGAAGGACGGCACCATGAGATTATGGGCGAGGCGTTCGAGCGTGTCGCACGGGGCGAACTCAAGCGTCTGGTTATCAACATGCCACCCCGCCATACCAAATCCGAGTTTGCAAGTTATCTGCTTCCCGCTTGGTTTCTGGGGCAGTACCCGGAAAAGAAGGTTATCCAGACGGCGCATACCGCCGAACTCGCTACAGGCTTTGGCCGAAAGGTCAGGAACCTTTTTCAGGATGAGTCCTTCAAGGATATATTTCCAAATGTTTCATTGAGGGCTGACTCGAAAGCAGCCGGTCGATGGAATACAAACCTTGGCGGTGACTACTTCTCTATCGGTGTCGGCGGTGCTGTAACTGGTAAGGGTGCTGACCTCCTGATTATCGATGATCCGCACTCCGAACAGGATGCCCAGCAGGGGGCGTATAACGCTGACGTGTTTGATCGTGTGTATGAATGGTACACCTCAGGCCCACGCCAGCGTCTCCAGCCGGGGGGAGCCATCGTCATCGTTATGACACGGTGGCACCAGCGTGATCTTACGGGCCAGATTATCAAGGCGTCGATTGAGCGGAAGGGTTCTGATGAGTGGGAGCTTATTGAGTTACCCGCAATCATGCCGTCAGGTAGCGCGTTGTGGCCTGAGTTCTGGCAGCTTGAGGAACTTGAAACCCTCAGGAATGAATTGCCTGTAAGCAAGTGGTCGGCTCAGTATCAGCAAGACCCGACAAGTGAGCAGGGCGCTATCATCAAAAGAGAATGGTGGCAGGAGTGGGAACGCGAAGACCCTCCCCCCTGTGATTTTATTATTCAGTCTTGGGACACGGCTTTCCTCAAAACACAACGAAGCGACTTTTCGGCGTGTACGACGTGGGGTGTGTGGTTCAACGAAGAAGCCAATAACCACCACCTGATCCTGTTAAATGCATTCCAAGACAGAATGGAGTTCCCGGAACTCAAGGCAAAAGCTTATGAGCATTATTGTGAGTGGACACCGGACGCATTTATCGTTGAGGGGAAAGCTACGGGAATGCCTTTGATATTTGAATTGAGGCAAATGGGCATACCCGTAACGGACTTTACGCCGAGTCGCGGTAACGATAAGATTGCACGGGTAAATGCGGTTGCTGATCTTTTTCATTCTGGAATTGTTTGGGCACCACAGACCCGATGGGCTGAAGAGGTTATAGAGCAGTTTGCTTCATTTCCTTCCGGGTCTCACGATGATCTGGTGGACTCCAGCACTCAGGCATTGCTGCGTTTCAGGCAGGGTGGGTTTGTCCGCGCTGCCGGTGATGAAGTGGAGCAGGAGCATTGGCGTGACACTGTAGAGTATTACTGATCGGAAGGACGGGCTAATGGCTATAGAGAAACCCTTGGTGAGTGGACCGTTTCCAGAAGAAACGGAAGAAGTAGTCGAGGTTGATACCGAGCAGGATGAGGCTGACGTATCAATAGGTGTTCTCAATCCTGAGGCCGTCTCGATTGAAACCGAAGACGGCGGCGTGATCATTGAGTTTGATCCGCGCTCTGAAGACGAAGACCCGGACGCCAGCGCACATAATGCAAACCTTGCCGAGTTCATGGAAGACGGTGACTTGCAACATCTTGCAATGGAGTTGGTGGGTCAATATGAGTCAGACCGTATGTCCCGCAAGGACTGGGAAACAACATACATCAAGGGTCTTGATCTTCTCGGTCTGAAGATCGAAGACAGAACACAGCCGTTTCCCGGTGCCTGTGGTGTCTTCCATCCCGTGCTGACAGAAAGCATTATTCGCTATCAGGCGCACTCCATGATGGAAACCTTTCCTTCTTCCGGTCCCGTCAAGACGCAGGTGCTTGGCAACATAGATACGGAAAAAGAAGAACAGGCTCTTCGTGTGCAGAATGAAATGAACTTCCAGATCACGGAAGTCATGACTGACTATCGCAGTGAGCATGAGCAGCTATTGTTTCATCTGCCGCTCGCGGGATCAGCCTTCAAGAAAATCTATTACAATGTAGATATGGGCAGGGCATGTGCCGTGTTTGTGCCAGCGGAAGACTTGGTTGTGGCGTATGGCGCAACTGACCTGAGAAGCTGCGAGCGATTCACCCATGTCATGAAGAAGACGACCAACGAAGTCAGAAAGCTACAGGTGGCTGGGTTCTACAGGGATGTCGATCTTCCTGAGCCAAGCCCTGACTACAGCCAGATACAATCTGCCTATGATCGCATTCAGGGTGATGACCCGTCTGTTGAGTATGATGATCGCTATACCCTTCTTGAAATGCACGTTGACCTTGATCTTGAGGGATACGAAGACGAGAAGGATGGTGAGGCGACAGGGATTGCGTGTCCGTATGTTGTGACCATCGATAGCCAGTCTCGCGACATTCTTTCAATTCGCAAGAACTGGAACAAGGGCGACGAGCGCAAGATGCGGCGTATGCACTTCTCGCACTACAAGTTCATGCCGGGACTTGGGTTCTACGGGATTGGACTGACCCACATGATCGGTGGCATGGCAAAGTCTGCCACGTCTATTCTGCGTCAGCTAGTTGATGCCGGAACCCTGAGCAATCTTCCCGCAGGTCTGAAGACGCGAGGCTTGCGAATTAAGGGTGATGATTCACCGATAGCTCCCGGCGAGTTTCGTGACGTTGATGTACCCGGAGGTTCGATCCGCGACAACATAAGCTTCATGCCATACAAGGAGCCGTCTGGAACTCTTTACCAGTTGCTTGGCACAATCGTCGACGAAGCCCGTAAATATGCGGCTGTTCCCGATATGAATATCGGGGAGATGAGCAATCAGGCTCCCGTTGGTTCCACGCTTGCTATCCTTGAACGATCCATGAAAGTCATGTCTGCGTGTCAGGCGCGGCTACATGCTTCCTTGCGTAACGAGTTCAAGATACTGGCGGGTGTTATCAAGGACTTCCTTCCCGCCGTCTATGACTACGAAGTCAATGGAGACGCTAATCGTAAGAAGGATTTTGATGACCGCATTGATGTAATTCCTGTTTCGGACCCCAATGCTACGACAATGGCGCAGCGGATTATGCAGTATCAGGCTGCGCTCCAACTCGCCCAGCAAGCCCCGCAAATGTATGACTTGCCCCAGCTTCACAAGCAAATGCTGGAAACTCTGGGTATCCAGAACGTAGACAAGATTATTCCTGTCGGCGCGGAGGTTGTGGCGGAAGACCCTGTCAGCGAAAACATGAACATAATCAACATGAAGCCCGTCAAGGCTTTCGCCTATCAGGACCACGAAGCACACATCCGTACCCATATGGCGGCTATACAGGACCCGAAGATACTGGCTCTCGTACAGCAGTCGCCTAATGCTGCTGTAATACAAGCTGCGCTTGAAGCCCATCTTCGTGAACATCTGTCATTCCAGTATCGTTCCGAAATCGAAGAGCAGCTTGGTGTCGAGCTTCCCCCCATTGGAGAGCCGTTGCCACGCGACGTGGAGCAAAGGCTTGCAGGTCTTGTGGCCGCTGCCGCAGAGAAGCTTCTGCAAAAAGATATCGCGGAAGCTCAGGCCGAAGAAAACCGCAAAAGAATGGAAGACCCCGTTGTTCAGATGCAGCAGGAAGAGCTTCGATTGCAAGCGGCGGATATCGAGCGGAAAGCCAAGGGAGATCAGATGCGAGCAGAAGCCGATCTTCTCAAAACCAAGACGACGGCAGAGACAGAGCGGATGCGTATTTCATCTCAGGAGAAAACGACGGGCGCTCAGATTGGAGCCAAGATTGCAACGGAAAGCATGAAGGCTGCTGTCGATGACAAGGAGACCTCGTCCAAGGAGAAGATCGAAGGTGCCAAGCTAGGGGCCAAGATTGCTGAAGACATTGTGGAAGCCGCAGGTAATGCCAGCAAAAGAAAAGACTAGGTCACGAGTTAACGAGGCGGGAAACTACACAAAGCCCACCATGCGTAAACGCCTGTTCGATAAGATCAAGTCAGGCGGCAAGGGCGGAAAGCCGGGACAGTGAAAGCAAGGAGGTATCGTTAGTGAGTATACAGGGCGACCACATATTGACTCGTCTACAGAAGTTCATGCGAGAACAGATGAACGATGGGGCAGACCATCTTGCGTCTGGTGGTGCAAAGGACATGGCTGAGTACAGTCGCATGGTCGGACGCATAGAAGGAATAGCTATGGTAGAGAGGGAGATGGTCGATCTCTCTAGCAAGCTGCAAGACGATGACTAAACAGGATACCGCTGTGCCTGTAACAATTCAGCGCGAATCGAGCATTGCTCGCGGAGACAGAAAGAATGGCGAAGACGTTAGAGAAGGAGCGCCCGTCGCTCAAAGAGGTGGTTGAAGAGGAAACAGCCTCTCAGTTACCCAAGCCCTGTGGCTATAAAATACTGATAGCCCTCCCCGAAATTGAAGAAACCACTGAAGGTGGCATCATCAAGCCCGACATAGTCAGGGAGCTTGAAGAGTATTCTACAGTGGTGGGCTTTGTGCTGAAGTTGGGTCCAGATTGTTACGACCAGACGGCAGACCAGAGCAGGAAGTTTCCTACGGGAGCTTACTGTAAGGAAGGGGACTTTATCCTGTTCCGTGCTTTTCAGGGAACCCGCATCCGTATCCACGGTAAAGAGTTTCGCCTTATTAACGACGATAATGTTGAAGCTGTTGTGGAAGACCCACGCGGCATTACGAGGGCTTAGAGATGGCTGAAGAGAAACCCGAAGTATCGAAAGAACCTCAAGAAGAGCTTTTTGAGATTGAGGTTATCGATGACACCCCGGAAGAGGACCGTCCTTTCTCGGAGAAGGGCGCGTCTGATGACGACGACGAAATGAGGGGGATCGGCCAACGAGCGCAGGACAGGATTGGTCAGCTTAAGCGTGAGTTTCATGACAAGCGGCGCGAAGCTGAAGCAGCGCAACGTATGCAGACCGAAGCTATCAGTGTCGCTCAGACCGTGCGTCAGGAGAACGAACAGCTTAAGGCTTTGTTAAAAAGCGGTAATTCGGCCTTGTTCGATGTTACCAAAGCAAAGAACGACGCCGATCTTTCTCAGGCGCAGTCAGACTTGACCAAGGCTTATGACGAAGGAAATGCGGAAGAAATTGTTTCTGCTCAGACACAGCTTAACGAGTTAATGTTTGACGGGCGCAAACTTCAGGAAGCGATTAGTCAGAGAGAGTTTCTCGCTCAAACTCCTGCCCCTGCCGCCGCTTTACCGCAGAAACCCGACATTACCCTAACAGAGCGGGACACGGATTGGATAAGAAGAAATCCGTGGTTTCAGAAAGATCAGAAGCTGACCGCTTATGCGATGGGACTGCATTATGAACTCACTCAGCAAGAGGGGGTCCATCCGAATGGCCCGGAGTATTACAAAAAGATCGATGAGGAAATGCGAAAACATTTCCCTATTGACGAAATTAACAATAACTATCAAAATGGCTCTACAGAAAGTTCTGTTTCTTCTGGTGTTCGTGAGTCAACGGATTCTGAAAGTATTTCAGTAGAAGTTGAATCGGAAGAAACAGTGGCCCCCGTGGTTGCGCCAGCTACTCGTAGCAGTAACAAAAAACCAACGCGAGCCAAACTCACGAAGACCCAAGTGGACCTCGCTAGAAAACTTGGGATTACTAATGAGCAGTACGCGAAGCAGCTTTTGAAGGAGCAAGCGAATGGCTAAAGATAAAGATGATAGCGAACTGTTCGATGGCGACAAGCGCGAATCGAGAACCGCCGCCAGCTTGGGTGATAGACAGACCCGTGAGATGAGTGAGCGCGAAAAAAGCTGGGCACCTCCGTCACTTCTGCCTGAGCCAACTCCTGTAGACGGCTATGTGTATCGATGGGTACGCACGGCTACTTTAGGGGAAGCCGACAACACGAATGTTTCTCAACGCTTTAGAGAGGGTTGGGAACCTGTTCCTGTTGACGACCATCCTGAAATGCAAGTCCTGACTGACCACAACTCGCGGTTTGAAGGGTCTATTGAAGTTGGTGGTTTATTGCTTTGTCGTACCGCTGAAGAAAATATGCGGAAGCGGGATGACTACTATGCAAGCAAAACCAAACAGCAGATTGATGCAGTTGACCAGAGCTATCTAAGAGAAAGTGACCCACGGATGCCTGTTCTCCGTCCAGAGAACTCGACGCGGGTTGGTTTCGGAAATGGCCGCTCATAGTAAGTCCTATGGGTTTTTTTCAACTGAAGATGCGAAAAGGAGACAGAGATGTCCTCAACTGCTGCACCCTTCGGTCTGCGCCCCATTGGTCGGTTGGATAGTGGTTCGTTAGAAGTATCGCGCCAGTATCCAATAGCCTCAGGCTATGGCACAGCTATCTGCGTAGGTGACATTGTTCAACTAGTAGATGGCGGAACCGCCACCACCATTGAGAAGCAGTCCGCAACGGGCGACGACTCAACCGCCATTGATATGGTCGGTATTTTCATGGGCTGTAGGTACACAGACCCCAACTCTGGACAACTTACGTTTAGTCAAAAGTGGCCAGCCAGTGTGGCTGCCTCTGATGCTATGGCGTATGTGGTTGATGATCCTAATGTCCTGTTCACTATCCAAGCTGATGGTGCCCCCACTAATACGGGAGACATTTATGGTAAGAACACCCTTCTAATCCAGACTGCACCTAACACCACTTTGAATGTTAGCCGTGTTGCTCTGGATATCTCCGAACTCGACACTGATCCTCAAAATCCAATTCGGATTATTGATTATCTTGGTGGAGATCAAGGTGATGAAAAGGGGACGACTTACCCGATTCTGGTGTGCAAGTTTAATTATCACCAGCATTCATCCACAACTGGTTCGGCATAGGGGGATTGAGTTATGGCTATTGCAAGAACACAACTCCTTAAAGAACTTCTTCCGGGCCTAAACGCCCTGTTCGGTTTGGAGTACGAAAAGTACGAAGACGAACACACGATGATCTACGAGACAGAAAGTTCTGATCGTAGCTTTGAGGAAGAGGTTAAGTTGTCTGGATTTGGTTCCGCCCCGGTTAAGCCCGAAGGCGAGGCTATTTCTTACGACAGCGCACAGGAGTCATTTACGGCTCGGTATAACCATGAGACGGTTGCTATGGGCTTTTCCATTACCGAAGAGGCGATGGAAGACAACCTGTATGACTCGCTCTCGGCTCGTTATACCAAGGCTCTGGCTCGTGGCATGGCTTACAGCAAGCAGACCAAGGCTGTTACTCCCCTGAATACGGGGTTTGACACCTACCAGTCTGGTGATGGTGTAACGCTGTTTAATGCTTCCCACCCAACGGTTGCGGGTGGCACGAACTCCAACCGCCCAGCAACAGCGGCTGACTTGAACGAAACCACTCTTGAGAACGCGGTAATTGATATTGCTGCATACGTTGATGAGCGTGGTCTTCTTATTGCAGCCCGTCCGCGTAGGTTGATTATTCCACCTGCACTGACATTTGTTGCAACTCGTATCCTCCAGTCGGAGCTTCGGGTTGGAACTGCTGATAACGACATCAATGCTATTCGTAGCAACGGTTCGATTCCAGAGGGCTATGAGGTCAACCACTACCTGACCGATACCAATGCCTTCTTTATCGTTACCGATGTTCCTAATGGCATGAAGCACTTCGAGCGCACTCCCATGCAGACCAGCATGGACGGTGACTTCGATACTGGTAATGTTCGTTACAAGGCACGGGAACGCTACTCCTTCGGAGTATCTGACCCTCTCGGAATTTACGGTTCTCCGGGTTCTTCCTAAAACCGTAGGGGGGGGGTTCGCCCCTCCCCTTTTTTATACATCCTGACGGCGAAAGCCGACACTAGCCACGACAGGAGATATAACATGGCTGTGCATTTTACTGGACCGATCCTTCATGCAGGTAAGGACGGAAGCCGCAAATGGTTTTCTAACCTGCCCATCACCGCAAGCCCTGACTATGTCGTTTATATGGACGATTTCACGGGCATTGCTCTAGATTCAACAAATGACTGGACAGTAGTCAAAGACAGCAGTGCTTCTGCTGCTCTTGGTGCTGACGCTGAAAGCGGGACATTGGTCCTGTCAAGTCAGGCAACCACCGACAATGATGGTGCTTCTGTACAAGGCAACGAAATTTTTGCCGTTAACGCAGATCGCGACATCTGGTTTGAGACCAAGCTTACCCCTACGGATGCAGAGGGTAGCAACATGGATATCTGTGTTGGTCTGACGGTTAACTTTGCGACTAACCCCGAAGCAATGCTTACTGCTGCTGACCGGATTGTGTTTCAGGTAGACGATGGTGACAGCAACATTCTCTGCAAGACGGAGAAAGACGGTACGGAAACTTCAACGGATTCGGGGATTGATATTGCCAGCGGTACGGCAGTGACGCTCGGTTTCCATGTAACCAACACATCAAGTGTCGAGTTTTTTGTAAATCGGCTTCTTGTAGCTACGCATACCGCCAATATCCCTGACGATGAGAATATGACTATTGGCGCTATGGAGCTTTCTGGTTCTGCTACAGGCACAAAGTCTATGGCGGTAGATTACCTGTTCGCTTCTCAAACTCGTTAGGAGATAGAACATGGCGACGAAACCAAAGGTTAAGGCTGCGGGAAAAAAGTCTGCACCTAAAGCTCCTGCAAAAAAGGTCGTTGCTGCCAGCACTCCCCCCGTGGGGAGTGCTGAGTACAAGTCCCTTGTCTTGCAGGGCAAGATAAAGGAGTAAGCTCGTGGCAGATGCGGTAACAACCCAAACGATTGTCGACGGCCAGAAAAACGCTGCGTTCAAGTTTACGAACATTAGTGACGGCTCAGGCGAAGCTGCCGTTGTCAAGGTTGATGTATCGGCACTTGAGAAAGAGCATGTGACTCAAAACGCATGTACCAAATTTACCATTGAGCAGATTTGGTGGCAGTGCGTTGGCATGAAGGTGCAGTTGCTTTTTGATGCAACCAGCAATGCTTTCATTATTGAACTGGGGGAAACTTCTTCCGGTCATCATGATTACAGGGATTTTGGCGGTATCTGGAACAACGCGGGTTCTGGAGTTACCGGCGATGTGTTGTTTACGACGGTAGGGCACACCAGTGCCGATACCTATACCATTTTAATCTCTGGAAAGAAGAGTTACGGATAATGGCTAAAGCTTATCCCGGCGTAACGAGGTTACCTAGTGGCGGCATTGAGTATCGCGGCACTAAGTTTGCCGGGTTTAATAAGCCAAAGCGGTCTAATCGTTCCGGCAAGAAGGGAATGGTTCTTGCTAAAGACGGCGATAGGGTCAAGCTTATTCATTATGGTGACTCGTCAATGGGGCACAACTATTCCCCCGAAGCTCGGAAAAGTTTTAAGGCTCGTCATGGCAAGAACATCAAGAAAGGTAAGATGTCTGCTGCTTACTGGGCTAATAAAGAGCTTTGGGGCGGCCCCGGAAAATCAAAGAAGTCTCCTCCTAAATCACAGAAATCTGTGAAGGGCGTTAAGAGGCAGTCATGAGGGGGCACTTGGTAACTGTTTTAACATCTTGCTGTTTAGCCATTGGCGGCTGGGCTGTTTTGCTTTTGGTTGATATGGACAAGAAAGTAGCAGTGTTGGAAACTTCAGTTGCGGAAACAAACAGAAAGGTTGGAAAGAATTACGACCTTATAAAAATTGTTTTAACTGAGGTTCGTCCTGTAAGCGAGGTTTTTTCACATTCCACTGAAGGAAGACTAAGATGAAATACAAAGACCAAGGCAAGAAGATGAAAATGGCTGGCGGTGGTGTAGCCGAAGACATGAAGCCGGTCGGGAAAGCCCTCGGTGGCCTTATTAGCAAAGAAGCCATAATCAGGCATGTCGATCCTTTTAATATATTAGGTAAGGCATCCGGGGGAAAGTTTGATCTCGGAAATGCCATAAAAAGTTTTGATCTTCTTGATCTCGATGGTTCCCTAAAAAGGAGAAAGAGGGCGGAAGAGGAAAACATCTCGTGAAAACACAAGGCCGGAGTGTAGGGGAACTAGGATGAAGTATAAAGATCAGCAGAAGAAAATGAAAATGCGGAGCGGCGGAGTGGCTGCTGATATTGGATCAGCCGGTTTTGACTTAAGCGGGTTTGAAGCAAGATTGCAGGAAATCGGCAAGTTTGCTGAAAGAGTCGGTAAAGGAGATGGACAGATTCTTGACGACATTCGTGCGTCAAAACAAGCTCAAGAATTTTTAAGCAGTGTTGGAGGGGTATCCATTCCTCCAAATAAGCAGGTCCGAAAGCCTCGTCCCATCCGGGGGGCAAGACCCATAAGGACGGCTTGATGCCCCTTACAGTAAAGGGGGAGAAAACTTTAACGACTATGAAAAATCGTTACGGTGCAAAAAAGGGAAAAGAGATATTTTATGCTGGGGTAAACTCTGGCAAGCTAAAGGGGATGGAGTCCAAAACGGTTTCTACCAGAAGGAAGAAAAGGGCATAGTGAATGGCGGTTAGCGGAACATCTACATTTAATCTCGACATAGCAGAGCTTTGTGAGGAAGCTTACGAACGGGCTGGTCTTGAGATGCGTAGTGGATACGACCTTGCTACTGCAAGGCGCAGCCTGAACTTGATGGGTTTGGAGTGGGCTAACCGTGGAATAAATCTGTGGCTTGTCGAGGAAGGCAGCGTCACACTCGTCACAGGCACTGCTACTTACACGTTACCGTCTGATACTATTGATCTTCTAGAGCATACGCTCAGAACGGATAGTGGTGAAACAGACCAGACAGATACGGCATTATACAGGATGTCTGTCAGCACTTACTCTCAGATAACTAATAAATTAACTCAGGGTAAGCCAACACAAATATATATCAACCGTTTGCGGGATGCTCCGACTGTTACTCTTTGGCCTATCCCAAACAGCACTTACAACGGTGACTTTGTTCGTTATTTTAGGCTGCGTCGAGTTGAAGACATGGGAGCAAAGTCCAGCAACACCTCAGACATTCCGGCGCGGTTTCTTCCCTGCATGGTTGCTGGTCTCGCATATCATATAGCCATGAAGCGCCCAGAAGCCGCGCCTAGAATACAAATGCTTAAGTCTGTTTATGATGAGCAGTTTGAGCTTGCGGCGCAAGAAGATAGAGAAAAGGCTTCTTGGTCGTTTACGCCTCAGATGGATTCGTATTCATTATGACTGGGCCATACGCAAGAGCTAAGTATGCATTTGGGTTTTGTGACCGTACTGGTTTTAGATATCCCTTGGAAAAGCTTGTGTACGAAGTTCAGAACGGTGTGAGGACTGGGCTGCGTGTGGGATACGATGTGGTAGACCCAGACCAGCCTCAAAACTTTCTGGGGCGCATCAGGATATTCGATCCTCAGTCATTGCGTGATCCGCGCCCTGACAAGGGTCTAGAGGCGAGTAGGGAGTTTTTTGGCTGGAACCCCGTAGGAGATGGCGGTACTGCGCCTGACGGCACTGATAGCCTGTCTCTGGGGGGTTCTGTTGGTGATGTAACAGTAACTGTTTCTTAGGAGGAAATTATGAACTGGATCAAATCGCGTATTGTTGAGCCTACTAGCTGGTTGGCTGTTGGCGTTGGTGCCATTGTTGTTTCGTCTGTTGTTCCTTCTATAGCTGTTTGGCTTATGATTGCAGCGGCAGTAACGGTTGCTGCTGGCATCATTCTAAAAGAAAAGGGCGGTCAATAAGTTACTGGTAACTTGAGGAGAAGATTATGCCAAAGATGAATGGAAAAAAAATACCTTACCCGGATGCGGAAAAACGCACGGGTCGCGGAAGTCTCTCTTACGGAAAAACGCGGATGGGCGGCGGTGGCGTTGCTGAAGACGTTGCTGCCGCTGGTATTGCGGGCGCTGCCTTTGGCGGCGCTGGTGTTGGCCCTGCTGCTGCTGCTGGCGCTGCCGGTGCAAAAATTAAGGGGGGTTCCACTCGTGGCCCTAATCCTTCGGAATTAGATGGCCGCGAGAAAGAAGAACAGGAAGAATATCTTCGGCGCTTGGAGAAGGCCGCTGCCACTGGTGCAGCCGCTGGCGCTGCCTTTGGCGGCGCTGGTGTTGGCGCATTGACGGGCGGTGCTGCTGCTTCTGCTGTCAAGCCTAAAGAAAAAAGGGGTATGGGTGGTTCCATTGCCCGTGGCAGTGGTGCGGCTCGCGCTCAACAGTTTCGTAAAAACGGCTAATGGATTATGGCTTGGACATTCACCACACTTAAAACGGCTATACAGGATTATGTAGATAATACTGAAACGACGTTTGTGAACAATCTGGATGAGATGATACGGATTGTTGAAACGCGCATATTTTATGCGGTTCAGATACCCACGTTTAGAAAGAACGTAACGGGTAGTCTTTCAAGTGGTGGTCAATATCTTTCCCAACCTACTGATTTTATTGCGGCTTTAAGTCTTGCTGTTACTAGCGGTAATGACAGGACATACCTTCTGCCTAAAGATGTAAATTATATTAACGAGGCTTATCCTGACTCGACCGAAACAGGACTGCCTAAATACTACGGCATCTTTGATGATGACTTTTTTATTGTAGGGCCGACACCAGACTCCGGTTACTCAACAGAGCTTCATTACGCATATCAACCTGAAAGCATTACAGTTTCTTCTAGTGGCACAAGCTGGCTTGGAGACAACGCTGAAGATGCTTTGCTGTACGGATGTCTTGCTGAAGCTTACACTTTTATGAAGGGTGAGCCTGATCTTATCACCAACTACACCGAGAGATTTGCCGCTGCTATTCAAAGGCTTGGTAATTTGGGTGAAGCTAGAAACAGGCGCGATCAATACCGTAACGGTGCCTTACAGATACAGGAGACCTGATGTTATCTATTAAAGCAACCATGCCGGATGACTTTAAGGTGACTGTTGGCACTACCAATAACCGTGGTCATACGCCTTCTGAAGTAGCTGAGATGTGCGTAAACAAGCTTATGTATGTTTCCGAAAACGCCCCACCTGTGATCCGTGATCAAGCTATGTTTTATAAAAATGAGCTTTTTGTTTTAATAGAGCATTACATGAAACAAGCGGTGGCAAGTGACAGAACTAATGTTATCAATGCGTTAACAAGTGCTGGCTCCCCCCAGTTAGCCGAAATGATAAGGAGACTTTAAATGGCTATCACGCAAGCAATGTGTACGTCTTTCAAAGTAGAGCTTTTGAAAGGTGTCCACAATTTAACCGCCTCGACAGGCAATACAATTAACATGGCGTTGTACCAAAGCACTGCTTCTCTCGACGCAACAACGACAGCTTATACGTCTAGCGGAGAAGCAAGCGGCACAGGCTATAGTGCCAAGGGTGCTGCGCTCACAAGCGTTACGCCGGTTGCAGACGGGACTACGGCAGTATGCGACTTTGCGGACCTGACATTCTCGTCTGTAAGCATTACCGCTCGTGGTGGCATGATATTTAACGAAACAGCAACGGGTGATCCTTCTATTGTAATTCTTGATTTTGGCGCAGACAAAACCGCGACTGCTGGGGACATGACGATTACGTTCCCGACAGCAAGCGCAACGGCTGCAATTATACGGATTGCTTAGGGCGTAGTAATGGCAAACGTCACAGGTTGGGGCAGAGGAACATGGGGTAGCGGTCCTTGGGGCCAGCCCATACCTGTGGAAGTTACCGGAACTGCTGGCACAAGTGCTGTTGGTAGCGTTACTGTTGCTGGCGGTTCTGCATTTTCAGTAACAGGAATTGCTGCTACTGGAAGTGTAGGCAGCGTAAGTGTTGGCATTGATGCTACGATTTCGGTTACGGGGATTGCCGCTACTGGGGGTATTGGCTCCGTTACAGCGGTTGGTGGTTCTGCATTTGCTGTAACAGGTAATGCTGGAACTGGTTCGGTTGGAAGCGTAACGGCTTCGATGGGTATCGACGTAACCCTTGTTGGGTTTGGCATAGAAGGAGAAGTTGGCTCCGTAACGGTTAGTGAGGGCAGCGGGGTAATAATTATTGAAACGGGCCTTCAGGGCACAGGCGCAGTAGGCAGCGTTAACGTCTGGGGAGAAATAGTTCCGTCACAAGATGCTTCGTGGTCTTCGATTTCTCCTGATCAAGACGCTTCGTGGTCTTCGATTTCCCCTGATCAAGACGCGAGCTGGATCGATATAGCTGCTTAAAAGGATTAGATAAATGACTTCAACATACACAAGCAACTCTGGAATTGAGAAGCCCGGAACAGGTGACCAGTCAGGCACATGGGGCGATACTACCAATACCAACATGGACATTATAGACCGCGCTATTAGTGGTGTGGTTTCTTTGAGCCTAACCGGAACCTCTACAACGCTAACCACTACCGATGGCTCTCTTACAGATGGCATGTATAAAGTTCTTGTGTTAGCCGGAAGCCCGACAGGAGCAAACACAATTACGATTGCTCCGAATGATGCTGATAAATTTTATCTGGTCAAAAACGGTAGCGGTGAAAGCGCGGTGTTTAGTCAAGGCACTGGCGCAAATGTTACGATTCCTGATGGTGGCGCAGACATTATTTTTTCAGACGGTGCTGGCACTGGCGCTGCTGTAGCAAGTATTTTCGCTAACTCTCTTTCTTTTGGCAAAGTAAACCTGACTTCGGATACAGCATCTGGAGATGCAGCGGCTCTTGGATATACCGCTGCTGAAGGTTTGATATTGACAGGTCAGGGTTCGACCAATGATGTGACGATTAAGAACGATGCCGATGCAGATGTTCTGGAGATTCCTACAGGAAGCACAAACGTCACCGTAGTGGGCGATATTACTGCTGGTGGAACCTTAAATGCTGCGGGTGATACTTCAGCAGGAGATGATGCAGCTATTGGCTACACGGCTGCTTTGGGTCTTATCTTAACAGGACAAGGCTCAACCAATGACGTAACGATTGTTAACGATGCTGATGCAACGGTTTTATCCGTTGCTACCGGCGGTACTGACGTTGATATCGTGGGTAACGTGACAGCCGCTACAGTGAACGCTGATGGCGACACCTCTGCCGGTGATAATGCAGCTATGGGCTACACGGCAGCGGAGGGCTTGATTCTAACGGGTCAAGGATCGACCAACGATGTCACAATCAAGAATGACGCGGACGCTGACGTTATAACAATCCCCACTGGCACGACAGCCGCCGTTTTTGCCGGTAACATGAGAATGACCAAGGGCGGTGACATAGCTTCGGCTTCCCCATTGGTTATAGACACAGATGGCAATTATTTCGATGTGACGGGGACGACAAATTTTGCCGCTATGACTGTGGCGGCTGGTAACTTCTTTATGTTGCAGTTCGATGGTGCTTTAACCATAACCCACGGTTCAGGCATTGAAATTCCCGGTGGTGCTGATCTGACTACCGCCGCCGGTGACAGGCTGATCTGCTATGCAACGGCAGCAGATACAGTCGAGGTTATGAATGTGGCGACCGAGGCCGCAAGCGGCGGAGGTAAAGTTCTACAGGTGGTTGAGGTGCATGACGGAGCAGTCGCCACTGGGTCAACGATCATGCCTTCGGATGACACCATCCCTCAGAATGATGAGGGGAACGAGTGGATGACACTCGCGGTCACACCAGCCTCTGCCTCGAATTTACTGCGGATTGACACATGCGTCCACATGGCAACAACATCAGATGATCAGATGATCGCGGCTATTTTTCAGGATTCTACAGCAAGCGCCTTGTCAGCTTCGGCATACAGACAGTCGGCTGCAAATAAAATCAACTCTGTGTATATGACTCACTACATGACGGCGGGAACCACTTCATCCACGACATTTAAAGTGCGCGGAGGCGGCATGAATTCGGGCACCATCACCTTCAACGGCGTCTCATCTGGTAGACTATTCGGGGGCGTGTTGGCCTCGTTCATCATCATTACGGAGATAGAGGCATAATGGTAAATACGACTATTCCAGAGGCACTAACGTGGGCTAATAGCGATGCTCAGGGAATCTCGACTAGGGAAGGTGTGATCACCGCATGGCCGGGTTCGATGCCGACTCAAGCCCAAGTTGACCAATGGGAGACGGATTACGCCGCCGCTATCGCGGATAAATCGCTC